CGAGGTGCTCGTTGCCGAGTGGGCGGTCGCCGCAGCGGCCGAGCGGATGCGCGGGGACGTCGTGAAAGCCGCTTAGGATCCAGCGGTGGCAACCATCGAATTTCCTGAAGATCTGATCGCGCTGGAGACGGCCGCCTGGGCTGAGATTCAGCGCGGCGAGCTGACCCTGGAGACGGCGCGCGCCGTACACGAGGCGGTCACCGCGTTCGCCGAGCAGGCCGGGCTGCGGCGGATGGACGTCGAGCTCGGACTCAAGACGCTCGTGCGGTACGAGACAGCGGCCTAGCTCGGACGCTTCTCCAGCGCCTCGATGCCCAGTGCGCCCAGGGCTTGCGGCCAGTCTTTGAACCGCACCGCCCGGTCGTCGATGTAGGCAATGGCGGGCAGTTTGAGGTTGGTGACGAGCAGGTAGCCCTGCCGGTTCCAGAAGCCCGGCCGCCGCAGCAGACCCGTTCGGGGGACCGCCGTCGTGCACTCGATGCCGTAGCCGGACATCTGCTCAATCCAACGTGCGACCTGCTTGGCACTGCGGGTCGTGTGGATGAATACGGCGTACTCCTGCATGAGCTGCGTCAGCCCGGTGACGGCCCCCGGCTTCCAGTCCCCGTAGATGGTGCCGTCGGCCCAGCCGCGCTCGTAGCTGTGCAGGACGCCGTCGAAGTCGACGGCCACCGTCTGTACGCGATCCGCCATCGGGTCCTCCAAGTCGAGCGCCCCGCACCCCGGCGGCGCTGTCCATCGGGAGTGCGGGGCGAGCGCGTGCAGCCATGCAACGCGGATATGTGCGATCAGCCTATCTGCGGCCACTGACAACGAGGTGCCCCTCGGCGACGGGGATGACGACCGAGGGGCAGTATCAGTCTTGCAGGCCGTCCGCCTCATCGGGCCAGGACGCGAGGACCCGCTGCTCGTACTCGTCGACGAGAACGATGCGCACGCCGGGCATGCTGCCGCGCTCGCCGATCCAGGTGGAGAACTGGCGTCGGGCCGTCGCCTCGCTCCCCCACCAGCCGTGCATCGCGGGACGGCCGTCGAGGGTCAGGGTGAGGTGGTAGCGCTCGTCGTCCATCACGCGAGCCGGATCCCGCGCCGGCGGTGCGGCTCGCGCACGATCGCATGCTTCGCCTCCAGCTCGCCGAGCTGGTAGTGGACGGAGGCGCGGCTGCGCATGCCGACCTGCTCCCCGATCTCCTGCACGGTCGGCGCCTCACCCCGGTCGGCGATGGCCTCGCGGATGCAGCGGAGGATGCGCTCCTGGGTGTCGGTGAGGTGCTCGACCTTGTAGTGGCCCATGAATCGATTAGAGCGCGTGTTCGAATTTTGGGGCAAGTCGGTGGGCCCACGCACGAGCGCCCGCCCCGGGAATGTCGGGGGCGGGCGCAAGGCTGGACGCTGGTTCATGAGGCCAGCAGCGGCAGCCGATCGGACGGCCCCAGGAGGCCGCACTGCCGCAGCCAGTCTGGCTATCAACCGACAGGATCTCGGGTGCCCCGGTTTCCCGCGAGCAGACGAGCGTGGCCTACAGGCAGTGTGGCACGAGGGGCTGACAGGCGGGGCAGGGTTCTAAGCTGCTCGCTTTGCCTGCAGGCTTCGCTCCAATTCTTCGAGCACCTGCAAGCCCCTGCCCCCAGGCGTCCAGGTTCGCTTCGATCGTTCGATCGCAGCTGTGAGCAGATCGTCGCCCGCGTCGCTGAACAAGCCGGCCGCGCAGAAGCATGCGGTGGCTGACCGCATAGCCGGGATATGGATCCCTGACCAGTCCGCGTATTCCGGTATAGCGGGGGCGTGGAAGGACCCGGCGTTCCGCTGAAGGAGCTTGCCGATCTCGCTGTCTGGGTCTCGATGGTCCGTGCCGAAGACCTTCGCGATGACCTGGGCTGCAAGCCCCACGGGCAGCCCGAGTTCGGCATCGGCGATGGCCAGGCGATCCTTGCCGTAGACGGTGTCGAGAGCCTTCGGGTCGATCTCCTGCAGGAGCTTGCACATCTCGCCCGTGGCTTGACGGTCCTTTGCGACCTTGACCAGCCCTTCGCGCAAGTCGGACCTGAGCAGCTCGGGTACGACGAACCCTGGGATGTGGGCAGCGCCAAGCGCAAGGGTGAAGGACGCAATGTCGGTGTCCCACCGGTCGTACCGGCGCCCCAGGTAGCCGGGAGTCTCCGCGCCCTGAAAGAGCTTCACTGCAGCGCGCGTGTCGGAGTCGTCCGACACCCAATCGGCGAATGCTGCATCACGGCTGTCGATGCCGGCCGCGTCGGCGAGCGCGACCCACGGGTCGAGACTTCGTGCCGCCCAGGGCATCAGACTGAGGTAGCGCTCCATTTGGGATGGATCCGTGAAGGCGACCTTGTAGGCGTCATCACCTCGCCCGAAGATCCCGTCCCCGTAGCGCTCGCCATCGTCGACAGCGGAGAAGCTACGGCTGAACGTCCGCATGAAGTCCTCAAGCCCGTCTGCGCAGCGCTGCCTGAGCCGCCGGACCTCCTGGCGTTCACGCGCCTCCGGGGAATCCTCCGCCGCGGTCAGCCCTACGCCGGGCATCAGGAGGTACCCGCCCGAGGGGTGGCGTGCCAGCCAGTCTTCGGCTTCACGGTAGGACTGGTAGGTCTCCCAGACCGCGTCGGGGATGCGGCGTTCCGGGATGTCGCTGGGCGGGATAGGCCCGCCCGTCGCCGCCCGGACTTGGTCGGCGACCAGCCGCCACGACGCCTGTCGCCATGACAGATCCATGGCCTTCTCTTCGGCTTCCCGGCGCTTCGCCTCTTCGCGGCTGGCTTTGCGTCGCTTGGCGTTCCCGGCTGCGTTGCTTGCCACGTTGAGCAAGTCGTCGCTGGTGGCGTGCAGCGCGATCTCTTCCCGCTCGGCCAGGTCGAGTTCGGCGGCGGGGACGTCTTCGCGGATGGGTGTGATCTCGGGGCGTCGACCTTCGACCGCTAGCTCTTCGATCCACCCCCTGACTAGCGGAGCGGGGGCAGCGAGGTGGCCGGCAAGTCTGACTTCGATCGGCTTGGTCGTCTGACCGACGTAACGCACCACCTCGGTACGCGGGTCGATGAGCGCGTAGATCGTGCCCGTGGAGGCGTCTGTCACGGCGTGATCTCCTTGCGGCTTTCAGTGGCGACCAAGGACGCACGTCCGGCAGCCAGTTCCGGGACGTACTTGTAGATAGTCATGCGACTGACGCCGAGGAGCTTCGCGATTGAACTGATGGACGCGTCGGGGTCGGTGAGCATGGCGCGAGCATGCCGAACCTGCTCCTCTGTCATGGCTGGCGGCCGGCCGAGACGCTCGCCGCGAGCCCTCGCTGCGGCGAGACCTTCATGGGTTCCCTGGACGATGAGCTCACGGATGAACTCCGCGAGGGCTGCGAAGACATGGAAGACGAGCCGGCCGCCAGGCGTGGTCGTGTCGAGGGACTCGTGTAGGGATCGGAAGCCGATGCCCTGTGCGCGAAGGTCGCCGACGATACCGATGAGGTCCTTGATCGAACGGCCGAGTCGGTCGAGGGATGGAACCACCAGTGTGTCGTTGGGGCGCAGGTAGTCGAGGGCCTTCTGGAGCTCCTCGCGTTCGGCGTTCTTGCCGGACTTCTTGTCGGAGAAGATCCGTTGGCATCCGGCGGCTTCCAGCGCGGCGATCTGCCGGTCGAGGATCTGCCCCTTGGTGCTGACGCGCGCATAGCCGATGAGGGCGCCTCCGCCTCCGACCGGATCGAGGAGGTCTTGGGTATCGAGGTCCATGCCTCATTGTCTAACAAAGGGTCATGCTTAGTAAATTGACATTCAGACTTTCTGTACACCCTTTTTGGACAACCGGGCGCACGAATATGTCCGTTTCGACCCTCGACTGTCCAACTAGCTATCAATCGATCGATTGATGGACAGTCACGCATGGCGACGGCCGCGCAGAGCGCCAACGGGCCGCACGCCAGGGAACGTTAGGTCTGCCTCGCTTGACGCCATGGCTAGCCTCCGACCATGAACACGTACAAGGGCGCGGCCCTCCTTCTCATCGACGACGGCCGCCAGTTCACCGGCGAAGCAGATCTCAGCAAGGACGCGGCCGGCACCTGGCGTGGGATCCTCACGTTCGCCGGCGAGGCACACGTCCCGGTGCTCCTGAACATCACCGAGGGACGGGTACGCATCGACGGGCGGGACGGCGCGTTCGTCCGCCCGGACACGTCGGACTGGGCCGCCTCCCCCAGGGGCCCGTTCCGGATGCGCATCGAGGGCAACGGCGACGCACCGTTCTGACACAGCGAAGCGCCCCCGCTCCCATCGCAGCAGCGACGAGCGGGGGCGCCTTCGGGCAACTATGCAGCCGGCTGGTTGACCTGGTGCCATGGGGCTGGACCGGTCCGTGACGCCCAGCCCGCGAGGGTTTGCTCGTCGTAGAGGCGGATGCCCTGCGTGGCGGCGTAGTTGGCGGCCTGCCGGGTGAACGTGCTGGTGGTGACGAGGGCGGCGACGTGGGCGCCGTGCACGGTGAAACAGGTGCCGCCGAACCGTTGCATCTCGGGGGATCCGACCTTGTGGGTGGGTCCGTACCGCTTGCACTGGATGACGATCCGCCGCCCGTCTGGGGCGGTTGCGGTGACGTCGGCCCCGAGGTCTCCGGCTCCGCCGTTCACCTGGACGTTCGTGCAGCCGTCCCGCTGGCACAGGTAGGCAATGGCGTGCTCGAACTCGGTGGGGCCGAGGGAGTGGTAGCGGGCGATCTCCCGTGACTGCACCTCGAGGACCTGGGCGTAGCGTTCGTCCTCGATCCGCTGCCGCTCGTCCTCGATCCGCTGCCGCTCGGCGTTGCGGGCGCGGCGCACCAAGTAGAGGACGCCGGCTGCGGCTGCGGCCAGGAGCAGCGGGATGCCGACTTCCGGAGCGTGTTTGACCAGCTGGAGGAGGACGGCGAGCGGGACGCCGACGGCCCACACGAGGCGGATGACGACGGACTGGCAGGACGAACCGCGGGTGCGGCGTGGCGACATAGTGGTCCCCCGGGGGCGTGATCTGTGGCGGAAGCGTAGCTGTACTGCGTTAGTGCTGTGGCCAGTTGGGGGACGAGCTGGCGCCGGGCATGACGAAGCGCCCCCGCTCCCCTGTCGGTTGGCAGAGAAGCGAGGGCGTCGTCGTGTCCGGATGTCACAGCTCCACAACCCCTCTCCCCCTTCCGTCCCGTCTGCCCTATGGTGTCCCGATCAGCTCAACCCTGGGGGGACATATGCGCGTTCGCGCTACAGCAGCCACGGCCACCCTGCTTCTGGCCGCTCTCACCGCATGCGGTGGTGGCGGCGACAAGGCCGACACGGCAGACAAGCCGACGGTGACCGCTTCACCGGACAGCAGCAAGAAGAGCGCCGCGCCCGGGAAGACGCTGACGCTCGGGAACTCGGCCAAGACCACCGGCGACGGCGGTACGGGCGTCCTGGAGGTCACGCCGGACACCGTCGTGTACGTGAAGCAGGCCAGCGGGGAGACGTCGGCGAACGGCGTCTTCGCCGTCGTCACGATGAAGGACAAGGCGATGACCGCAGTGGCCGCCGACGAGCCCGCGCCCATCGGTGGCGGCGGCTGGACATGGATCGCCCCGGACGGGGAGTCGATCGGCTTCGACGGCGGCAACTCGTCGAACGTCGTCATGGACAAGTACAACAACGCCGATCCGGTCCAGCCGGGCACCTATCAGTGGCGGGCGAAGGTCTTCGATCTGACGGCCGCGCAGGCGAAGGGCGGCACCATCCTGTACACGGACGGCGAAGGGACGGCGTTCCGCTGGAAGGTGCCGGCCGTCGACTCGGGCCCGCATGTCGCCGAGGTGAAGCAGCAGCTGGCGTCCTGAGACACGAAGAGGCCCCCGCCACCACCCCGGGAAGGGGTAGTAGCGGGGGCTTTCTGCTGCGGTCATTCGCCGTCGGCGGGCGGGGGCGGCAGGTCGGGTTCGAGGAACGGGCTGATGCTCGGCACGGGGACGGGCTGTTCGTCGACGCGGCCCAGCCGGACCAGGCTTGCCGTGTCAGCTGCACTGTCGTCGCGGCGCGGCTGGATGGGTATCGCTTCAGGCACGGGGCCTCCTATATGTACTGGCGGCGGCTGGGGTCGAGGCCCATCGAAAGCAGGCCGCCGCTCTTGTTCTGCGTCGGCTGCGGTGCCCCGTCCTTGCGGCAGACGAGGGCGTCCGGATCATAAGCCGGGGCCTGCAGGCTGTAGCCGTCGGGGCAGGTCTGGCCGTTCGTTCCGTTCGTCCCGTCCTTGCCGTCGGCGCCGGCCGGCCCCGGGGGCCCTGCCGGACCTTGTTCGCCTTGCGGTCCGGCCGGCCCAGCCGGTCCGGCATCGCCGTTGCTGCCTGCGGCTCCTGGTGCTCCGGTCTGGCCGACGCCGTTGCTGCCGTTGATGCCGTTCTTTCCGGGCGACCCGGATGGACCGACCGGTCCCAGGGGGCCGATTGGACCTGGGTCGCCCTGGGGTCCGCGAGGGCCCACAACGGTCTGGCCGGACTCGCCGCGGGATCCGGGCGGACCTGCGACGGGCTTCTCCCCCAGGCCTTGCACCTGCCGGGCCAGCAGGTCGCGGGCCGCGTTTGCGGTCTGAAGGTCTGCGTGAAGCGAGACGACTTGTACGGCCAGCCAGGCAAGGAATGCGAGGAGGAACACTGCTGTGCTGGCGATCAGCCACTCGGCGCGCGGCAGGTGGATCCGGCGGCGCTTGTGTTCACGGCTCACTTGCCCACCACCGCCCAGATCGCGATCGCCGCAGATGCGAGTCCCATCAGTACCGGGATGATGGCCTGGTAGAGGCGGGCCTGCCGTTCGCGTTCCCTGCGGTCGGCCTCAGCTTGGCGGTAGTTGGAGAACGCCGTCTCCAGTGCTTCCCGCTCGTCGCGTTCCTTCTGTACTTCCTGACCGAGCGCGCCGATCCGCTGGTCGGTGTACGCGGACTGCAGCGAGTACACCTCGGTCGATACGACCCGGTCCAGGCGTGCGTTGATGCCCTGCCCCAGGGATTGGATCTCGGAGCGCAACGCGTTGACTGTGCGCCCGAGTTCGCCGACTGACAGCTCTTCGGGCACGTGCCGCTCCGATCAGACGCTGCTCGGCTTCGCGGGCTGCGAGGCGGGCGCGGTGGGGCCGGCCGGAGAGACCTGGCCGCGGGTGATGAACATGAGGACGGCGAGGACCAGGCCGTTGATGGCGGCGGTCGTGGTGGGCGGGACGTTGTACCCGAACGCGGCCACAGCGGACGCGACGGTGGCGACGAGGGCGGTGAAGGCCTGAACGGCGATCGGCCGGGTCAGCGCTGCGGCGATCGCGCCGAGGATCGCGGACACGCCTGCGACGAGCCAGCCAGCCTGTTCCTGGGTGAGGCCGACGTTGAACGTGACGACGAGGCCGAGGATGGCGCTGAGCGAGTTGAGGACCAGCGCGGGCTCTCTGCCGAATATCTTGATCTTCATAGTCAGGCTCCCTTCGTGGAGCTGCTGTTGACGTCAACCGAAACCTTGACCACGGCGTCGGCGATGGCGGTCTGAACGGCGGTGACGACAGTCGCGGTGTCGACGCCGGAGCCGACGAGCTTGGCCAGGGCGGTGATCGCCGCAGTCTGGCCCGACTCTGCGGTCTGGATGGCGCGGACGCGGTTGGTGACGTCCTGGATGTGGGTCTGCCACGTCCAGAACTTGTTGGTCTTGTAGTCGGCGGCGTCGCTGGGGGCGGCTAGGACGTCGTCGGTCTTGAGGAGCTTCGTGTAGACCGCAGAGGCGATCTTGTTGATGTCGTCCGTGGTCAGAGCCACGTCTGCCTCCCGGGGCGGGGTCGTCGGGTTCTTCCAGTTGGGGTCGGCGGTGACAATCCCGGCCGGGTAGGACGGGTATCCGTAGCCGTACACGTAGGCGTCGCGGCGAGCGCGCTTCTTCAGGTAGACGCCGTCGCCTTCGGCGGACCCGGAGGTGTTGGTATTGCCCTCGACGGTGTAGATGTACGTGGCGTCGTAGGCGTAGACAAGGCCCGTGTGAGATCCCCCGCCAGGCCCGAAGAACACTTGGGCGCCTATGGCCGGGTACTCAGAGAACCGGTTCGCCTTCTTCCACCAGGCGACTCCGAGGGCGCACGATGCCGTCACCGGGTAGCTGCCCTTCGCCATGCCTGCCTCTTGGAACACCCAGGAGCAGAAGGTGGCGCACCACGCCTGGTTCTGGCTCCATTCGAGGCTGGGCACGGCTGGGCTGTACTTCTGCTGGTTGGTCCAGTGGCCGCCTGAGTAGCCCTCGTGGTAGCCGACTTGGGACTTGGCGACGCGGATTGTGTCGGCTGCGGTGCCGGTCACGCTTCCTCCTCGACGACGCGGTCGGGTTCCCCGGCTTCGGGGTCGCGGCCTGTGGTGGCAGGGAGGTTGGCGGCGTCGCCGGGGTCGCCTGCGGTCTCGGCGTACTGGTCGTCGGGCGCGGGCCCTGTTTCGCTCACAGGTTCTCCTGCATGAAAAAGGCGCCCACAGTTCGGGGCGCGGGCGGGGTGGAGCAGGATCAGGTGGTCTTGAGGAACGCCACGTGCAGGCGCAGGGTGCTGCCGGAGGCGATGTCGTCGCTTGCGGTGCGCAGGGTGCAGATGCCGTCGACACCGACGACGAAGCCCCCGTGGACGAGGCCGTTGTCCCAGCAGGCGGTGATTGTGCTGTGTGTGGGCCGCCAGCCCGACGGAAGGGTGCAGATGACGAGGTCGGCGATGTTGCCGTTGGTCGAGTTGACCGTTCCGCCGCTACGGCTGATGAAGCAGTCGACGGTTGTCATCCGGCCCTGCCGGAACCCGTAGAAGTCGATCAGTGTGAATCCTGCGGTGACGGAAATGCCGCTGGTCGTGCTGGACAGTGACGGCTCCGGCGTCACCCAGGCGCTGCCGGTGTACACCTCCAGGCGGTCCACGTCCTGCAGCCACGTTGCCATGCCGTCGACCGGCGCGGATGCTCCGGAGAGTGCGGCGCCGCGCGCTGAGGCGGACGCGAATCGCATCACGCCGCGTGGGGCGATCCCGTTGGCGATGTCCTTGGCCAGTTGGCTGGCGTCCGGGGCGTCGGTGAGCGAGGCGATGTTGACGCCCTGCCCGTAGTCGTCCGTGGTGGGCATCAGTCGTTTCCTTTCAGGCTTCGAAGTACGAGCCCTGAATGCCGATGATCCGGCCTGCGGTGAGGTCGGCCCCGGTGACGTTGACGACCTGGTTCGTTCCTGTCTGGTCCTGCATGCGGAGCCGGTCGAGGGTGGCCGAGTTGGTTCCCTGGAACTTGATCGCGTAGCCGGTGCGGTTCTCTGTGAAGCGGGCCGTGAACGTCTGGTCGATGACGCTCGCGTCCACGACTGACGGCATGTCGATCTGTACGTTCGCGGTGCCAGAGCCGGCTGCGTTCACGGCGAGCCTGACGCCGAAGGTCACGAGCTTTCCGATCTTCATGTACTGGCCGACCCTGGCGGTCCAGGTGACCGAGCCTCCGCCGGTGACGGCTGGTGTGTAAGGGAGAGGGCCCAGCTCTGCTGCGGCGGCCAGGCGGCCGTGCGCGATCCAGTTGCCGCTCGATGACTGGTCGAGGACGGCGACATCGCCGACGGTCGCATTGTGATAAGCCTCCATGCGGCGGGCCGTGACTCCGTCGGCGACGATCGTGCCGTTCGCGTTGACGGCGGTGACGGTGGCGAGCCGCCAGTCCGATCCCCGCACGCTGGGAGCCTGCTCCCCCGTCCGCTTGGCCTGCTGTTTGAGCGCCCAGGCGAGGTCGCGGTGGACGCTGTGGCTGCTTGTCACGCGTCCTCCTTCGCCGAGATGGTGGCGATGGGGAAGCCGCCGCCCTCGTCGAGCGGCACCGAGAACGAGGCGACCTGATGGAGCTCCTTCGTACCGTCCTCGTGCATGACGCGGATGACGTCGCCCGGCTCCAGTGCAGGATTCGGGAGGCTGGAGAAGTTGCCGCTGGCGTTGGGGGCCTTGCCTGCGGCGAGCTTCAGGTTCGCGGCCAGCATGCAGGCGCCCGTCGTCGTCAGGGTCGACGAGGTGTAGAAGTCCGGCCGTCTTCCGAACGGCCCGCTCCAGTACGTCGGGCTGTTGGGGTCGTTGTCGACGGCCAGGTAGGAGACGGGTGGCACGTTGTCCGCGGTGTTCTCGCCGCGGGCCAGGATGCCGTTGTTGACCTTGTCGGCGCTCATGGCGCGGGCGCCGGAGATGTAGACGCCGCCCTCGGTCGCCTCGACCGCCCACACGGGTGGCGTGGTCGCGAGGTCGGGCAGTGTCGAGATCACAAACATGCCGTCGGCGTTCGCGTACACCTCGGCGCCCGCAGCCGCGGCAACCTCCTGCGCGGCGGCCCACGGGTTGGCCTCGACGTCCCAGGTTCGGGATCCGATGCTGGCGTCAGCGATCTGAGCGAGGACGGTCGCACCCGGGATGCTCCGCTGGATCAGCGAGGTGACCGCGGTGACGACCGTGCCCGTCGCCGTGTAGGGAACGGTCAGTTTGTCGTCGGCGACGACCGCAGCCAGGTCTTTCCCTTGCAGGGTGACGGGGCCTTGGGAGACGTCGCCGTCCACCGAGTCGAGACGGAACACGCCGAGCGGCACCAGCTCCGAGGATCCGTCGCCGTAGTTGACGCCACGGGAGATCCGCAGCCGGGCGCCGTAGGTGGCGAGCTGGTCCGTCGGGCTGCGCGGGATTAGTGACGGGTCGGCGCACGTCACCGAGCAGGTGCGGCGGATCGCCTGCGAACGGTCCACCGTCACGCTGCCGCCCGCGTGGGCGACGTCGACGACGCGGCCGTTGGTGAGGAACAGCTGCACACGGGTGGCGACCTGGTGCGATTCGGCGAGCCGGGCCAGGAACCGATCGGATACGGGGTACACGCTCACCCCCTCCGGCGGTCGAGGAGCACGTCCTCCCACGTCGCATACGCGGTCCGGACGTCACCCCAGGTGGCGAACTCGGTGAGAACGTCCTGCCAGGTGCGGCCCGCCGCTCCGTTCACGCCGGTGGTGACCGGCATATCCGCCTGGATCAGCGGCAGTGTCCACGCCCGCCACGGCTCCTGGGCGATACCTCCTGTGCGGGTCTCGGCGACCTGGGCGACGGTGACGTACATGTCGTCGACGCCCATGCCCGGGTCGGCCTGCCACAGCAGGACGTTCCCGGAGTCGAGCAGCAGGTGGAGGGCCGCCCGCTCTTCGTCCGTGCGGGTCCAGATGGCGAGGTCGCCCTCCAGGCCCTGCCGGCTGCCGGACAGCACGACCTTGTTGCGGCGTCCGCGGACCACATAGGCGGACTGCTCGATCGGCCGCTGCCAGTCCGGGGCCCGCTGCATCAGCACCCTGCAGCCCCGCTGTGGGTTGCCGGGGTCCTTCAGCCACGCTTCGTTGACGTCGGCGAGGGTGAGCGTCACCAGGGCCGACGTTCGCGTGCTGGCCAGTACTCCGGAGGGGTTGTAAATCTCGATGAGGTAGTAGAGCTGCACGCCGAGGGGCGCCTCATGATCCTCGATGATCATCAGGTCTGAGGTGATGACGTTCAGACTGAGGAGCCCCGACGGGCCGCGGACCAGGGTGCGGGAGCCGTCCGGCGACACCCGGTACACGGTGAGCAGGTAGTCGAGCGTCAGCTCCCGCAGTGTCAGCTGGATGTAGCCGTCGCCGTCGACCGGCACCACCGCGGTCTGCGGCATCACCTGCCACAGCGCGACCTGGTCGATGTGCAGCACCGAGTTGGTGGCGCCAGCCGCCACGACCAGTTCAACGGCGGCCTGGGTGGCGCCTGCGGGGGCGATCGCGTCGCTGTTGAGGATGTACCAGGAGCCGGACGGCATCACGTAGGTGACGCCGACGCTCGCGCCGAGGTCCGTGTTGGCGGCGTCGTACCAGCGGATTTTCACCCCGACGCTCGTCCACGAGCCGGCGCCGACGTGGGCGATGACCTGGGCGCGGAAGTTCAGGCCCTCCGTGGCGCCGGCGAACCGGCCGCTGCGGATCGTCGACGCCGTCGCGGTCGTGGAGGTGATCGCGAGGGCATAGGAGCCTTCGAAGTAGACGGCACCCCACGGTGTCGTCCGGTCCACCGTCGCGACACCCGCGCCAGTGGTCCACCCGGATACGCCCTGCTCGAAGCTGGCTGCCGAGTAGGTGACGATCGACCCGGCGGCGAATTTCGGCGCCACCGTGACGACGACCGTCTCCAGCCGCAGCACCTGCCCGGCGGATGCCCCGTCCAGGCCTGCCGCGACCGAGCAGGTCGCCGCGTTGGCCGGTGCGACGAGGGAGGCGCGCTGCCGGTACATGCCCGTCCCGGGTGGGGCGAGCGTGGACCGTTGGGCGGCGATCTGGTTGCCGGTGGCATCGTAGTAGCGGAGTTCGATCCATGCGACGGCGGCCAGTGTGGGCGGGTTGAGGTAGGCGTAGGCGAGGTATTCGACGCCCGGCGTTACCGTGGGCCTGTCCACGGCCAGCACGGATGCGTTACCTGCGCTGACCGCGGTCATGGCGAGGGTGTGGCCGCCCACGTTGTAGGCGTCGACCGCCCACTGCACCACCGGCACCTGGCGGCTGACCGTCGCGTTGACGACCGCAGCCCAGCCGGAGGCGTCGATCTCGGTGCTCTCGGTGTTGAAGCCGAGGAGGTTGCCGGTCGTGCGGATCGGCAGACCGAGGTAGATGTTCTCCCAGTAGTGCGGGACTGCGGCGCTGAGCTCGGTCGACGACAGCAGCACCTGCGCCTGTGTCGCCCCCACCGGGGCGGTGCCGGCAACGCTGACGCGGTGCCAGCTAGCGGACGCCCCGGCGGTGGTCAGCGACCAGGTGATGCTGATCTCGGTGCCGCTGCTGTTGAGCCAGCGGATTCCGATGCGTTCGGCGACCGCGCCCGACGTGTCCGCGAACGTCTCGTAGACGGTACCTGCGGTGACCGCATACGAGGAGACGGTGCGAGCTTGCATCTCGCCCGCCGCCAGGCTCTTGACGTTCAGGCAGCCGGGCCCGTTGCGCCCTCCTGTGGCCCAGAAGATCGCGCAGTTGAGCTTGGGCGTCCAGCCCGACTGATTCGGATCGATGGACTCTGTGGTCGCGGAGAGGAGGTTCCCGGGGATCGGCAAGAGAACCTCCTAGCTCGCGTTGAGTACGGAGATGAGCTGCTGTTGGCCCTGTTGCATGACCTGGGTGGCCTCGCCGCGGACCTTGCCGAGGAACTCTCCGGAGTCGAGGTACAGGTCGCCCTGGAAGGACGCCGGTCCCGATCCACCAGCCCGCGCCGCTGCGAGATTCGTCAGGGCGTTGGCCTGCGCCGACGTGAAAACCGGCTCAGGCCTGCCCGTGCCGTTGAACGCAAGGTTCATGCCGGGTTGCAGGTAGCCGCCGCTGTCGTATTTCCCGGGCTGGAAGCCGTACCAGGAGCCGAACAGCGAGTCGTTGTAGCCGCGAGCCCCCTTGCCGACGACGACTCCGGCGCCGCCGCGGGATTCGACGTTGGTCTTGCCGAGCGTTCCCGCCGTGTGACCCACGCCCGCGTTCGTGATGCCGATGCGGAACGGACTGTTGCCGTGCAGGACCCAGCCGGGTGGCGCGGTCTTGCCGGAGAATGCCCCGGTCGCCCAACGGCGGTGCGGCTTCTGACCTCGGATGACGGACTCAATGGCGGACATGAACCCGGAGCAGTCCCACGAGGGGTTGCCGTTGCCTGCCCACTGGTAGGGCTTACCGGCCTGCGTCTTGGCCCAGTTGAGGGCCGCCTGAATCCTCGGCCCGCCGATGCCGCCCGCGCCCTTGTCGTCGGCCTTCTTGCTGTAGCCGAACAGGGTGTCGATGATCTTGTCGGGGATCTTGCGGATCATCTTGCCGATGCCGGTGTCCATGCCAGGGAACCCGGCCAGCAAAGGATCGACGACGTGCTTCACGCCTGCGCGGGCCGACGACTCGAGCGTGTCGGCGAGCCAGCTCGCCCCCTTCTTGATGCCGTTCCAGGCAGCCGAGCCGACACCCTTCACGGCGGAGGCGGCGCTGCTGATCCAGCCGAAGATGCCGCCGTCGCCGAACCGCTGCACCAGGCCGCCGTTCGCATACTTCAGCGACCGGTCCGTCGGGGTGCGCGGATTCCCCCCGAACGCGGGGGCGAGCGCAGCCTTGACGCCTTGCGCGCCACGGGACTTGGCGATGCTGTTCATCGCACCGACGAAGCCGGAGCCGACGGCCTGGGTGAACTCGGGCCGCATGATGGCCTCGCCGCCGGACAGTTCGAGCGCCCCGCCGGTCGGGGAGACGAACTTGTGCACGTCGCGGCCCGGCGTGTAGCCGGGCATGATGCCGCCGGATGCGAACTTGAATTTGTCGAGCTTCTTCGCCCCGAAGGCGCCTGCAACGGCGTTCCAGACGCCTCGAATGCCCGAGTTGTACACCACGTCCACCACGTACTGGACGGGGGCTCGCGCGATCCCCTTGATCTTGTCCCAGGCGAGCTTGATCCCGGCCCGCGCCGTGTCGAAGGCGCCCACGATCTTGGACGAGAGCGTGGAGCCCCACCCGGGGATCGTCTTCGTAAACCACGTGCCGATCGGCGACAGCACGTTCTTCTTGATCCACGTCCAGCCGTCGGAGAGACCCTGCCGGATCTTGTCCCAGTGCTTGATGACGTAGACCACGGCCAGACCGACAGGTCCGGTGAGTGCTCCCAGGATCCACGGCCAGTTGGTCTTCACCCAGTTCAGCGTCGCCTGGAACCACGCGGGAATCTTCTTGGTGAAGAAGTCCATGAACGGGCCCTTGAACCAGTCGACGACCGCACTCGCCCCGATCTTGATGGCGTCCCAGACGGCATGCACCGCGTCGCGGAACCAGCCGAACTTGGTGTAGGCGTAGATGACAAAGCCGACCAGGGCCAGGATCGCCAGCCCGATCAGGACCAGCGGGTTTGCCGTCATCACGAAGTTCAGGGCCGCCTGGGCGATCGTCCACAACTTCACCACCACAATGATCCCGTAGATCAACTGGATCATCCATGGCGCCTTGTCGGCGATGATCGCGACAGCGTTAGCGATGCCCCCCAGGAGCTGCAGCAGCGGTCCCGACAGCGGCGACAGGGCTTGGCCCACGTTCAGGAATGCCAGCGCAATCTTGCCGAGTGCGTCACCGAGGAGCGGCGCCTTGTCCGACGCGAACTGCAGAAACCGCTCGAACTCCGGCGAACCCTTCAGGCCCGTCGCCCACGTCGCGAACTTGCCGGTGATCCGCTGCATCGTGTCGGAGATACCGGCCATATGCGGCAGGAACGCGTCGATGACGCCAACGATCCCCTTGAAAACGTTCCCGAACGACACACCCAGACCCGTGATCGCAGGCCCGACCGACGTCGCCAAATCCTGCCTGAACGTCTTCCACCACGGCGAATTGAACCCGGCCGCCGCCCGATCCTGCAAGCCCTTGATGGCAGCCGCAGCGGCGAGGACGAACGGGGTGAGCCCGGGGAGCGCGTTCTTCAATCCGATGATCGCCCGGGTGAAAATGGGCATGACGGCAGGCTGCAGCGCCTTCGACCAGGCGCCGAAAGCACTGCGAAGACCCAGGAACGCGTTGAAGGTGTCACGAGCTGCCGGGGTCAGCTTCGCCAACTCGGCCCGGTACTTGGCCTGCGCGATAGCCGCCTGATCCACACCGCCGGCCGCCGACATGGACGCCGACTGGATCTGCCGCTGCGCCGACGCGATGCTGTCGGCGGCATTCTGCTGAGCGGTCGCCACGTTGCGCTCGGCGTCTGCAACTTTCTGCTGCGCGTCGGCGATCGACCGGGCGTTCTGGACCGCCACCTGCGCCTGACTGGCCTGGGCGTCTCGCAGCGCCTTCGTCTGGGCGGCCACGTTCTGCTGGGCCTGCGCCACCTTGTCCTGGGCGGACTTGTACGTCGTCGAGCCCTTGACGCCCGCTTTGTTCGCCGCGTCGGTGTCCGCAGCCTGCCGCTTAGTGGCGAGCTGCTGCTCCTTCAAGTGCTGGACGGCCTCGTCGTACTGAAGCTGCGCCTGAGCCCGCTGCAACGCGGTCGCCTTCGACCCGGCGGCGTTGACCGCGTTGAGGTTCTGCTGCGCCTCCTGCACCTGCAAGGCCGCATCCCGCTGCGCCAACTGGCTGTCGACGAGCTGGTTGTTCATGTCCTGGAGCTGGCGGGTCGCCTCCTTGCGGGCCGCCACCAGATCCAGCTGTGCCTGCTTGGCGTCCTTCTGTGCCTGAGCGAGGGACGTTTCGGCCTGCTCGACCTGCTGCTCGGCCTGCTTGGTGCGCTGCCCCGCCTGCACGATCGCATCCGCGACACTCTGCTTGGCCTGCTTGACCTGCTGCTGAGCCGCCGCGATCTGCTGAGCACCGTTGCGCTCCGCCGCCGCCAACGACTGCTGCGCGCCCGCCAACTGCAGCGCCTTTGAAGCGCCCTGCGACGAGGCCTGCGCGCCCTTGTAGGTGGAGTTCGTGGCCGCATCCTGGGCCGCCTTCTGCGCCTGCAGGACACCGCCGATCTGCTTCAGCGCAGGCAGTGCCACCAGGGCGACCGAGCCGAGACCAACACCGGCAGCGACCGCAGCTGCCGCGATCGCGCCGAGACCGGCCGCGATCACAGGCAACGCCGGAATGATGGCGGGACCGAACGCAATTGCAGCCGTCGTCAGCAAGTTCAGGTTGGCGGCGGCCGAGCTGGTGTCGACATCGACCCGGGCGGTCTGCCCGTCCAGCCGGTTGACCTCAGCCTGGAACGCTGCCAGCTGCGCCGACGCCGCCCCTGCGTCGACGCGGACGGCCACGTTCGCATCCGACGCCGACAGCCGGGCCAGCCGCTCTCGCAGGTGGTCGATCGCCGCGACCGCATCCGTCGACGACACGTCGATACCGATGCGGGCGTCCCGCAGGCTCTGGATCTGGGCGCGGATCTGCGCGATCTCCCGCTCGGCGTCCGTCGAGTTGGCGTGCAGACGGATCTCGGGCAGGTTCCGGAGCGCCGTCTCCAGCGTCGCCTTCAGCGACCGGGCGAACGTCGAACCAGTCGACTGGCCCTGTCGAGCGGCAGGCGCCTGAGCGGTCCGGCCGCCCGTCGTGACACCGTCCCGGATCGCCGCCGCCACCTGCGTGGAGATGTGGCGGCCGATGATCCGGCCGACCTCAGAGCCCACCTCGTCGGCGGCCGGGACGATCGCGGCCTGCATGCGGGCGCGGATCCCGGTCGCATCAGGCAGGACGTCGACCAGGACGGAACCGACGGAGATAGCGGGCACCGAGGGCCTCCCCTCAGCGCTACGCAGCGCCTCCGTTGATCAGCTTGAACAGTGTTTCGGCCTGCTCGCCGGAGAGTTCCGACTTCGCCCGCGGAGCTTTCGCGCCCGGACGCCGGATCGGAATCGGAGCCTTGGGCTTGGCCGCCTTGGGGTCCCGGTTGACGCTCACGTAGAGGTGAGCCAACTCCGCGAGGCGATCGGCGACCACGGCGAGCAGCAGTTCCGTCTGAGACCAATGCCCCTTTTCGGGCTCGCCCTTCTCGGCCTGCCCCGCCAACTCCTCGTCGGACATCGCATTGCGGAGCGCGGTCATCGTCGCGGACTCCGGCGGCAGGTGCTGGATCAGCACCCGCAGGCGGCGCCACGACATCTCCCCGCGGTGCACGTCCAGCAAGTCGACGCCTTGGTAGTAGCGCAGCAGGTCGGCTTCTACCGCCTCCGCGTGCTCCTCGACGACGGAGCGGGTCCACGCGATTTCCCCAGGCTCTCACCGACAAGGGATGCGGCTTCCTGCGTGAACTCGACGAACTCGACGATCGTCGGGTCGGCTTCGAGGTAGAACTCGTAGTCGTCGGGGTGGAAAATCTTCTTGGCGAAGCCGTCGAAGTCGCCCTGGTTGAGCATGCGTTGCCACGACGACCGCCACACTGAAGGCGGGATGATCTGCACTTCCTCACCGCACAGTTCTGCGGTGACGTAGTGCCCTTCCGCTTCGAGCTCCTGCGCTTCCACTGCCGCCATTTCGGGCTCGACAGCGTCCATCTCGCGGCGTGTTGACGGCCGGGATGCCGCTCGGGCTGCGGTGCGGGGCTTCCTGCTGCTGGCGGTGGTCTTGCGGGGCGTGGTTGCCACGGCGCGGGCCTCCTGTTCTCGTGGCGCGGGCGGTTTTCAAAGGTGGGCGGGCCGGGCCCGCGCCGACGGTAGTCAGCCCGCCCACCAGCTCAGGAGCCCGTGTAGACAGGCGTCGTCGGCAGCTTGTCGACGTGGTAGACGGTGTTGCCTGCCTCGTCCGGGTAGGTGGTGATCGTCCACTGGTAGCCGGACATCTCGTCCTGCTTGAACGTGACGTCGGATCGGTCGTTGATCTCGCCCTGGGGCACGTAGAACCCCTTGTAGGCGTCGCCGTCGATGACGACGAACCAGAACGCGCGGCGGTCCGGGATCGGCGACGCGGTCTCCGCGTATTTCGTCAGGCCGGTGCCGTCCGGAACCAGATCGGCCGTGTCCAGCCGGTACTGCAGAGACTGCACCGTCGTCCGCGACGTCTCCCACACCGTCAGCCCGAACGTGCGGACCGACTTGGTGATCTGGGTACGGAACGGGGAGGTCAGACCCCACGGGGTGAACTCCTGACTGTCCTCGTCGAAGCCGTAGGTGAGGCCGTCGTCGCTGATCGCGCCCAGCGGCTCCCACGGCGACGCGGGCTGATCCAGCGGCGAAGCCGGAGCCGTAGAACCCACCGGCGCCACGAAACCGCCGCCGTTCGCTCCGACCAGCGCCAACTCCGAGGCGCGGGTGATGTTGACCATGAGATGTCTCCAGACATGGAAGGCCCGCGCACGGGCGGGTGTTGAGGGTCCGGCGCGGGCCCGAAGAACGGTCAGGAGACCGGATGGCAGAAGACTTCGTAGGTTGCGCCAACCCGGCGCAACCCGACGTTTTCGTAGGGCCTCACAGCAGGAAGGGCAAGCGCCCCGGTCCGGCCGATCACCGCCGTGCCACTGGCCGAACCCCGTAGTTCACTGGTCAGCCAGTCGTGCACGTCCTTGGCCAGGGCGATGGCGTCCGCCCTGGTCGCGGCATACACGTTGATGTCGACGAGCATCCGGGACAACTTCAGCCCGTCGTCCCCGCCGGCCGGGATCTGTTCGATCTGGATCGTCGGTAGCTCGTTGAGCAGGTTGTTGTCGAGCTCGTCGCGCACCACCGCGTCGGGGAAGCGGGCGGTCGCGCGAGTGATGAGCTCCAGCTCGATGTCGATGAGGGCGGTCACTGGTTGCGGCCCCCCATCTGCGCGGCCCGCAGGAGGACGTGGTGGGCGTGGACCTTCTCTGTGCCGTACTCGACCCAGCGGGCGTAGTAGGACGTGTTGCGCACGTAGGCCACTGCCCGGTCCCGGCGACGGCCGCCGCGAGCCGTGCTGCTCGTCTCCCATGAGGCCTTGTAGTGGCCTGGACGGGGACTGCGATCGTCGACCGGGGACAGTGCAATCGCGACACCCTTGATGACCTCGGCGCGGCGAAGCATCTCCGCCTGCATGCCAGGCATGCGCAGCATCTGGCCGATGCCTTTGCGATTCGGTTTGAAGCGTGCCCCCGCCATAGCCCCTCCAGGCGTTGATGACTTCGCTTAGCCGGTCACCCGGTCCGCAGCGAACTGGATGACGCCGCGGGTCCCGGTGAACGGGGAACGCCCCCAGTCACCGGGCTCGCCCGTGATGTCGCAGGTCACGCCCCGGATCACGACCTTGTCCGTGGTCCGCAGCGGCTTTCCGGCCGGGGCGTACACGGTCCAGCCGACGATCACGGTGTCCCGCGCCTGCTGTTCGGAGCCGCCTACCTGCGGAGTCTCGGCGCGCGGCGTCACCACGCAGCCCTCCACGTCGAAGGACTCGTCCGGGCCCGGCAGCGGATGGCCGCGCGGGTCCCGGCCCGGCGAGGTTCCAGTACGGAGGATCCGCACCGTCTCCCCGAACGGGTAGGGAGCGGGCATCAGATGTACCCCCAGCCCGCCTCGTAGTCCTCGACCCAGCCCGAGACAGGCTCCAGGGGCCACGTCGGTGACGGATCCGCGGTGTCCGGTGTCGGATCGACCGTGAACGCTCCCCCGCGGCCGGCCAGGGACTTGAGGGCGGACTTGTCGGCCTTCGTCAGGTACAGGCCGCCCGAGCCGGACGGGCGCTGCACCGACATGGGGCCGATCGTCTCGTAGGACACCTGCTGGGGGTTCACGTAGGCGCGGCCCGCCACCGACAAGACGACAGCTTCCGCACCCTCCGGGAGGGGCTTGACGATGGTCTGGCATAGCGATATCGCCGACGCGATCAGCAGGTCTGCCCGGTTGCCGTCGATCTCGTCCAAGCCCAGGAACAGGCCGAGTTGTTCGACAGTGGGCGGAGTGAAAGCCACGACGCCTCCTATCGGGCCAGGTCCTCGACGGCGCTGCACCAGGCAGCCAGATCGGCAGAAGGATCGAGTTCGGCAGAACGGGCCTTGGCCCGCTTGCTGGCCAGCCGGTACTCGGCCACGGTTTGCAGCTTCCGCAACACGGCCTCGTAGCCGTCCAGGTCGGCGCGGTCCACGAAGATCCCGGCCTCGCCCAAGCTCTCGCACAGCCCCGGGGTGGGGTGCGCAACGACAGGGATGCCGCTTGCCAGGGCCTCGCAGCCCGCCCGGCCCCACGATTCGTAGGACGACGGCATCAGCAGGACGCGGGTGCGGGCGTACACCTTCTCCCGCATGTCCTCGCCGCGGACGTGCTCGACGACCTCGACGTTGGGCAGGTCGGGAAGGATCTGCTCACCGTAGGCGCCCTTCACGGCAAGGAACTGCTGGTCCGGCATGCGGCGGGCCAGGGCCTCGAGGACCTTGCCGCCCTTCTCCGGGTTGCAGTTGACCAGCGTGATGGCGTTGCCGGGCTTCGTCGCATACTCGTCGGCGAACACCGGCGGACGGACGATCAGCGACGACTCGGGCCGGACGGACTTCGGGTACTCGGCGAAGAACAGCTCCGCCTCGACCTGCATCCACTGGCTGTTGTAGACCGCCAGAGCGGTCCCGCCCGCCGCAGCATCCCGGAAGGTCGGTCGGTGCGTGTTGTGACAGACCACGACCAGCGGCTTGCCGTACCCGCGGGCCATCGACGCCGTCGAAGGCACCGTCTCCAGATGGGCCAGCAGGACGTGAGCCCGCTTGACGGCCGTCTGGAAGTCCAGGCGGGCCTCCAGCGGCACCACCTTGATGCCCCGGTAGTCGTAGATCTCGTGGGCCTTGCCGTACCGGGACAGCCACACGGACACATCGTGCCCGCGCTCCACCAGAGGCCGCAGCATCGACACCAGCATGTGCTCGGCGCCCGCATTGTGCTCCGGCGGCATCGCGTGCACGCGGGCGACGATGGACAGCGGCCTGGCTGCCCCGCCCGGCGCGGAAGCCGGGACAGCCCTCACCATCAGGACCCCGAGGGGGTGCCGGTGTACTTCACGAACGCGTCGGCGTCACCCTGCACGTAGCCGTAGAACGCCTCCGCCAGGATCAGCACCAGGTTCTCCTGGAACGCCGAGTGGACGCCACCGTCCTCGTCCACGTAGGTGGCCTCCTTGGAGATCCGCACGGTGATGTCCATGCCGACGCCGTAAGCCGCCTGCGACCAGTCACCGCCGATCGCCCGAAGGCCCGAGTCCGACGACGTCGACTGCCGGCGCTGCTTGCCCGACACCGACCGCGAGTACGCCAGCGGCTCACCGATCAGCGTGCCCGCCGCCGCCATGTTGGTGCCCGGCGTGGTCGTGTCGACCAGAATCGGGCGGCCCGTGGTGTCCGTCGCCAGCAGCAGCATCGGCTTCAGCCGGTGGTCGGCGATCGTGCCGGTGTAGTCCCAGTCGTCGTCGATGACCTCGCCCATGCCGGTGACGAAGTCCTTCCAGATTCCGCCGGTGGACTGCGTCGCGGTGCCCAGCGCCACCGAGTGGCTGGTCAGCGCGAGGTAGTCGTCGAAGGGGCCGGTCGCACCCTTCATGGTCTTGCCGTGGATCGCGGCGTGGTCGAAGGCCCGCGCGAACGCGGTCGGCAGGTCGCGCTGCAGCTGCTCGTACAGGCCGCCCGCGTTGGTCATCGCGACCTCTTCGGCGACCGGGATGAGTACGGCCAGCTTCTTGGCGGTCATCTGCTTGATGCCGACGCTGCTGGTGGACAGAGGCTTCTTCGCCGCCTGGCCGACCCAGTCCGCGGTCGGGACGTCCATCGGGATCGGCACCGACGTGGTCGCGTCGATCGCCAGCGGCGCCGGGCGGGCGAGCGCCATCACCGCGGACTGCTCGACGCTCTTCTCGAAGATGGGCGCCGTGATGGTCCGCGGCAGTAGTGCCGCATTGACATCGGAGAGCTTGAGGGGGGCCGTAGCCGCCATGACTTCCTTCTTTCCGCAGCTACTTGAGCTGCGACTTCATCCACCCGGCGAACTCGTCCGCGGGTGAGAGGGACCGTTGCTTGTTTGCGCCGGACGCCTGAGTGCGGTCCGGTGCGGGGCGCCGCGGGCCCTCCGGGGGCTGGACTCGCGCCCAGTGCGGCTTGCGCTCCAAAAGCGCCTGGAGGTCGGCCTCGATAGCCGCCTCGTCGATGTCGCCGTCAGAGTCGATGTACGAGCCGAGCTCCAGGGCACCGACCGCGTCCTCCGGGTCGGCGAAAGCCGCCCGGTCTTCGACGGAAGCCCCGGCGATCGCCTGCACGCGCGCCGTCACCAGCCGCTTGCGCGTCGCGGTGATCTGCTCCTGGGCAGCCGTCAGCTGGTCGTTGAGGCGCTCGGACTCCGACTTCTCGGAGTCCTTGATGCGCTGCAGCTCGGCGAGCTGAGGCTCCTGCTCCTTCAGGCGCTTGCGGAGGTTCGCGGCCTCCGAGTTCGCCTTCCGGATCTTCGCCTCGGCCTGCTTCCGGTCGAACGGCTTCTCCTCGGCCTCGGTCTCCGCCTCCTGGGCGTCGTCCGTGGACTCGGCACCGCTCTCCTCGGTCGCCGTCTCCTCGACGGTCTCCTCGGTGCTGCTGTCGACCTGCTCGGTGCTCTGCTCGTTCTCTTCAGGCATGACGGATCGGCCCTCCAGGGGCTGTGGAAATGAGAAAGGCCGCCACCAGGGCGACCTCGTTGATCAGTTAGATCCGGGAAGCGGATTACTGTCGTGCTCCGCCAGCGCCCGCCTGAAAAGGCGGAGCTGATCTCCCGGATGGCCTTGGGCGTACTCGCGGTAGATGCGATCCCACTCCGCCGCGTGCGGCGACAGCTCGAACCGCTGCCCGCGAAAGACGGGCACGATCGCGCAATGGCAGTTGTCGTGGAACTTCACCACCGACGCATCACCAGAGAAGCGGTCGTTCGCATCCCGGCCTGCCGAACCTGCGGTCTTGTACACCGAACCGCGGGACGCCATCAACTTGCAGAAGGAGCATCCGCCGAGCGCCGCGGCCCGCGCGTAGGCGACCGCCTGTGAGTCCGCTTTTACGGCCTGCCGTAGCGTCTCCCGGCCGCGGTCCGCGACCAGCTTCTGCGTCGCCGAGTCGGCCTTGGTCATTGCAGCCTCGAGCCGCGCGTCGAACGGCTTTTGCTGTGCCACGGTGGCGACCGCCTCGTCGCGCGGCCACAGATCCTTCGTGGCCCAGCGCAGCGAGGAGTCCACCTGCTCGCCGGGCGGAGGGCCGGACGGCGTCACTGTGAACGCGCCCGGTACGCCAGCCGCCTGCCGCTCCCCGTCGTAGAAGTCCGCGGCCAGCGTCGCCGACACCTCCGAGTAGCGGGCGACGATCGCAGTGACGGCCTCAATCCAGGACGGCACCGACGCCTGCAACCGGGCTGGATCAATCAGGCGACGCACGCCCTGCAAGTCCCGCAGAAGTAGCCTCGTCAGCCCCAGTTGGGCAGCACGCCACCGGGCCACCGACGCCGACCCGTCAGAGGTTGTTGATGCCAAGGTCGGCCCCCGGTGGCGTCACGGCCGGGACTGCCGGCCCGGCGCCGATCTGGGCGAGCCGATCCATCAGGGCACTGCTCCCGGCTTGGCCGGAGGAACGGCGACGATCGGCCGCGACACGCTGCCGTTGCCCCTCCGTCAGGCCGGCCATCTCCAACGTCACGTCGGAGTCGGCCGGCAGGATCCCGGCCTGGACGAGCTTGACCGTGGCGTCCGCCTGGGCTGCCACGGTCGGTGTCGCCGGGTTCCGCCACACCGTTTCGATACGGCGCGCCTTGTCCGGCGGCGTCCCGTCCCGCACCCAGAGAGCTAGCCGCATGGCCTGCTGCCAGGCCGACCCGAACCGTCGGATCCGGCGTTCGGACCGCTTCACCAGCTTGGCCTCCGTCGAACGGATGGCGTCGGCGGAGGCCGGGTTGTCGGTGGTGTAGCCGAGCATGTGCGGCGGTAGCCCGAACTGGGACGACATGATCCGCGCATATAGGTCGATGATTTTCGTCTGGCCGGACGGGTCATGTGCGGCGAACTGGCCGACGTCCGGAACGTTGCCGTCCTCGTCCCGCTCCAGCGCCAGCACCCGGCCGATGTACGTCTCCCAGGCCGACTTGGCGTTGCCCTCCGCGTCCTGGAAGGCGGACTCCGATGCCCCCAGGATGTACCGCTGAGGGGCGCCGAAGAACTCGCTGGCGACCTCGATGCCCATCAGGCGCCGGCAGGCGGCATCCGTGATCGACATGACGTCGGGGGTGATCTCCGACTTGCCGACCCGATCCGCGGTCCGCTGCCGGTTCGCCAGCCGCACCACCGGCACAACACCCAGGCCGTGCATATCGCGGTCGATGACCTCCCAGCCGCCAGACTCCGACGGCAGACAGGTGACGGTCTGATCCGGTAGGTAGAGGACCAGCATCCGCTCCTCGGGGCCCGACTCCAGATAGGAGCTGGCCTGGCACTCTCGCAGCGCCGCGGTCCCCATGCGGATCCGGGCGTCCCACAGCATGGTCATGTCGAGCGGCGACTCCACTGTGATCAGCGGCGGGCAGTCGTTGCTGCCACAGTCCCCGGAGCCGACCGCCAAGTACTCGCGGCCGTAGATCAGGGAATCCAGGTGGGCCAGGCTCGACTCGTCGAAGAGGTCGTTGGCCTCGGCGATCTCCGCAAGATCAGACGAGTCGGATCCGTCAGCCCACCGGAACGCCTCCAGATCGAGGCGTTCCTCCAGGCTCTCGACGCCGACCCGCGGCCAGCCGATCACCGTATGCAAGCCCTTGAGCTGCGGCGGAATCGAGATACCGAGGTCGCGGACCAGCTGCTCGCCGTTGAAGTAGGCGTCACGGAGCTGGAGGTGCCAGCGGCCCGACAGCAGATCGGCGCGCAACATGCTGATCAGGGCGAGCTCGTCGTCCGACAAGTTCAGCAGCGGCAGTTCAGGAATGGAGATAGTCACCGCAGCACCACCACCCTCCCCTTGCCTGGACTCTTCTTCTTGGCCCGCTTCGGCGAGTTGAGGATCATGCGGCGCAGCATTCGGGACCCGACCATGCACACCGCCAAGTCGATCTTCCGTGCAGATTCACGGTGCTCCTTGCCGATTGTGATGCCCCACCGATTCGTCCGCCGCCGGGCATTGATCACATGAGTGCGCAGCACCTTGTGGCCGTCGTGGATGAGCGTCCGCTCCAGCGCGTCTGCGTGAGTCCGCTTCACAGCCTCCGTGAACGTCTCCTGATTGCGGGGATCGCGCATGTCCCAGCGGACAGCGTGAGCCTTCGGGCCCGACAACACGGACCGCATCGCCAGCTTGGCGCCCCACGTCTGACCCCACACGTCGATGTAGGCGTCCCAGTACATCTCGCCGTCGTCATCGTCCTGGCCCGACCCTGGGTCCGCGAAGAACGCCAGCACCTTGAACCGGGTGAAGGCGCTCTCAACGACGCCGTGGACCTCGTCGCGAGGAACCCGATAGGGCACGAACCCGGGCGTGTTCGGCGAAGGCCAGTTCG